GAAGACATATTATACTATACCAAGATAATTTAATTTTAATAATTAATTCCTTTTCTCTAAATTAAATTTTAGGAGAGAGAGATTTAATACGGGTGTTTTAAGTTGCACAGAGGGAGCAAGGGGGGCAAGGGGGGGTATTTTACAACCTTAACCCCCTTAGGCACATTTTTTTTCATTTTTTTAACCATAGGGGGTAGTTTTAAAAATCTAGGCTACTTATCCTACCTACCCTAACTTCCCGAACATTTAGGGGGTATAGTTTAGGCACTCAGCAACTATTTTAATATAACCCTATACTAGTGTGTATAGATGCCTTATGAGGTGATTAAACTGCCGAGCGGACGCTTTAGCGTGATTAATAAAATAACGAGACACAACTTCTCGCCAAAAGGGATAACCAAAAAACAGGCAGAGGCACAGCAAAGGGCTCTTTATGCAAACCTGAAAGATTTAGAAGGCGGGGCGGTTAAACTATTTAGGGGCGGGAAGTTTAGTCAATCAGCGAAAGACGACGACGATATTATTTATGACGCTATGAGCGACAGCGACCTCCAAAAGTATTTTCCCCGTGCGAAGATTTTAAAGTATAGCGAACTGCCTAAAGGTGTAGGCGTGGAAGAGTGGCTAAAGGTGGGCGAGGTGTGTTATATCCTCTATGAAAGCACACTTAACTCGGGTCACTGGGTTTCTTTAGCAAGGGGCAAAGACGCCGTTTATTATTTTGATAGTTATGGAAATAAGCCTGATGTTCCCCTGTCGTGGAATAGTGCCGAGCGAAATGTGGAACTCAACCAAGAACCTGCCGTCTTAACCAAGATGTTTAGCCTAACGAAAGTGCCCGTGTATTTTAACGATTACGACTACCAAAATAAAAAAGATAAAGATGTAGCGACTTGTGGAAGGTGGGCAACTGCCTTCCTCACGCACTTTAAGAAATACGGCGGGGATTTAAAAAGTTTTAAGACCGAAACCCTCAAAAGGGCAAAGGGGCGTCGTTTAGACGAATTCATCGCTAATATTTACGACGAGTAGCCAATTTAATTAATTAAGCCTAATTTAATTAATTAATAAAAAATAAATTATAAAAATAAAATCTTTGGATATTGCATAAAGATGTCTCAGGATTTCCAAAAGGTTTTAGTGAAGGACGACCGCTTGATGGTGACTGACGCTGTCCGTTATGCAGTAATTAAAGGTGGGGCGAATATGACTTGCGCACAGTATCCCGCTATCGGTTCAGGACCCTTCACCTCTAACATTAACTTTAATATCCAAGTGCCTTCGCAGGAGACGATTGTTTCCCGCCAAGTGCTCCTTAGCACGACTTTAAAATTTACTATTTCGGGGACGCCGAATACTGTAGGTGGAGCTGCAGGTAATTATCCAGTTGGCTCACCTGGTGCAGGGTGGTTGTTTAACTATGGTGGGGTTGATGGTTTTGGACCGTTCCCCTTCCACCAGCTAGTTAATTCAACACAATGGACGATTAACAACAACACCATCTCGCAGAACACTCGGGATATTTTAGCGACTTTGTGCCGTATCCACGATAAACGCTACCTCCACCGCTACAACGGTATGACCCCGACGATGTTTGATAGTTATGGTGACTACACCACCATTCCTAAGGGGGCTTTAAATAACCCTTTCGGTGGGTTCCAGCGTATGTCTATGGATAACGACTTGGCGCCTCGTGGTGTCCTCCCTGTGACGATTACTGCGACCTCAGGTCAGAACTATGTGGCGAATGGTGGGGCTGCAGCTGTGGTGAATGTATTTATTCTGGTGACTGAACCTGTGTTGATTTCGCCGTTTATTTTTGCGGGTGATGAGGGTCAGGGTATCTATGGTATCCAAAACCTTAACGCCGTGTATAACTTGTCGTCAAGTTTAAACACCTGTATCCGTTTCGCGAATTACGCTGGTCGTTATACAGTTGCCCCTACCGTCACTTTTATAGGAGCCGACTTGCCTGTCCTTCTGTTTCAGTTTCTTACACCGCACCCTAGCGACTTACTCCCGTCTCGCAATGTGGTTCCGTATTATGAACTTCCTCGCTTCGTCTCTTCTATCGGTTCGGTAGCCACTAATGTTGTCTCAACAATCACTTCTTCCTCTCTGCAACTTAACCAAATCCCCGATAAAATCTATATTTCAGTTTGTAAGCAAGTGGATAACCGATTAAACACCGACGCTGACGCATTTTTAGCAATTCAAAATATTTCTCTTAATTGGAACAACTCGTCGGGTCTTCTCGCTTCAGCGACCCCGCAAGATTTATGGCGTATGTCGGTGGAAAATGGTATTAATATGTCGTGGGTGGAGTGGAGCGGTCAGGCTAATGCAAACCCCCTAGAGAGTTCTCAGGCGACTATCCAAACTTGCGGTTCCATACTCTGCTTAGAGTTTGGGAAGGATATTGAACTGAAGGACGACTACTATGCTCCTGGTTCTCTTGGAAACTTCCAACTGCAATTTACTGTGCGAACCTTAAATACCTCTGCCTCTACTATTGCTAATCTCCAACTCCTCACCATCGTCCAAAACAGCGGTGTCTTCTCGCTGGAGCGTGGTGTGTCGTCTTCTTACTTGGGTGTCCTCACGAAGAGCGATGTGTTGGAAGCGTCTCGTGGTGTGGCTATTCCCTACAGCGATGCCCTCCGTATGGTCGGCGGTAATCGGGTCGGCGACTTTTTCAAGTCTCTCGGCTCTAAGCTCGGTGACGCAGGCAAGTCCCTCGCCAAAGAACTTCTCCCCCTTGCTAAAGACGCAGGTGTTAAACTGCTGAAGAGCAAAATAGGTATGGGGCAGAGTGGTGGTCGGCGTGATATGGGTGCGCTGGAAGATAGAATGTATTGAGGACACGAAAAAACATAAATAAACACACTTAAAGATTATCCTCTATTATCTAATAACATAATGCCTTCGTATGAAAGCTCTAAGATTTATGCTATTAGGTCACCTCAAACAGATAAGATTTATATTGGTTCTACTACTCAAAAATTATGCTATAGAATGACCTCTCACCGTAATCATCATAAAATAGGCAAAAATGTGAGGTCTAACGAATTAATAGGGTTTGGTGATGCATACATAGAACTCTTAGAGGAGTTTCCGTGTGAAAATAAAGAACAGTTGGCTAGGCGTGAAGGGGAACTCATACGCCAACACAAAGACCTCGCTGTGAATAAAAAAAATGAAGGTATGACTAGGGAAGAAAAAAATCAACGACCTGAAAGAATAGCGTCTCAAACTTCCTACAACAACAGCGAAAAGGGGAAGGCGAAGAAACGAGAGTGGTATTTAAAGAAGAAGGCGGATAAAGAGCAAGCTTAAACACACTTAAAAATAATAAACCGATTTATTTATTATTTTTTAAATTGCAGAGAGGGTGCAAAGGTAGGCTAGGTAGTCTAGGGGGGGTATTTTAGAACCTTAACCCCCTTAGGACATTTTTTTTCATTTTTTTAGGGGTAGAGGGAGGTTTTAGAAATAGAGGCTACTTACCCTACCTTCCCTAACTAGGTTAAGTATAGGAGGCAGTTACATAAACATTTGCTAAGGCGGTAGGACCGTTGTAGGTGGTAGCACAAAAAAACGATAGGGCAGTTGAGAAAGCAAGATTATGCATAGCCAATTGGATTGCTTGGTCTTGCTGTATAACCACTACTGCTAGGGGGGCGGTCGTTCCAGGTGTGACGGTTGTTGTGTTGTAGAAAGCGACGAAGGCTAAAGCGGTATTATTATTTACCAGCGATAAAGATTGTAATTTACCCGCACTCGTGCTTATAATCTGCAAGGAGCTTGATTGGTCAAAACTCGCAACTAAATACGAACTCTCAGTCGTCGTAATTGAACCGCTATCTACTATCGTATGTAGCGGATTAACAGTGTAAATATTATTTATACCGACCATTACATTACCCGCTGTTGCCGAAATTCCCGCCCCATAACTATCGGTTATTCTAACTTTGCCTAATTCAATTGTAGGGTCAGCAGACGCTAATAAGGATACAGAACCGCTTATGGGTTGTGTTGCGGGGAAATTACTTACATTTACCGTATCCGTAAATTCTACATCATACACCGTTCCTTGCCCTTGAATATTTGTTGGAACAGATAAGCATTTGAAAAATCGCCCGATAGTTGGTTCGGTTTCACCACCTACAACTGCCCCGATAGCATTCCATACTGCTCCCGATGTATTACCTACAGAGGCAACACGATAATATGTTCCAACATTCATAAGATAAATTGGTCTCGTCGCTGACCCAGCCGTGCCGTTGATGATTAAATCGCCTGTGGTAGTCGTCCTTAAAGCGGTTGCCGTCCCTGCCGAAGTGAGAGCGCCAATCAAGACGCTGTCTTTGTATTGCAACGCATTGCTCGGGCGGGTAGAGATGAGTTTCGTCGTCATAAAGAGGAGCCCTGTTTGTAACGCTGAGGTATTTACCACGACGATACGGAAGTAGGGGCTCGTCACTTGGAAATAAGCTACATCACTAGGCGTCTCAAAATCTAGCTGAGCACTAGGCGGAGCCGTTCCTGGAACCACTTGCGCAGGAACAAGGATAGGCGTCTCATCTACCAGCGTGACGGGTTC